TCAGCCCCCTCTTCCCTCAACTTCTTGTCTTGTGCGAAGTGGAAGTCTTCGGGCTTGCAGTTGTACTTATATGCAATAACAGTCAGCTGCTCCACCGCACTTTCGAGAAGGCTTTCAATCAATGCCGCGAGAGTGTCTGCGTTATCGTTACGAAGCCGCATCCATTTCTTGGCCTTGGTGATGTCGCTTTGTCTTGGCATCACGTACATGTCGCTGAGAATTATCTGTATTGTCTTAGCCATTTTCTTTTTCCGTTAATGGGAAGGACGGGATTGCCGCCCTCCCCCATGTTTGTTTAGTGAGTCCGATCCCAGTTGCCCCAATTGTTGCGACCTTCCCAATTACCGTTCTCGTCGTATCGGCGACCTGATTTATTGGTTCTGCCTCTTCCCCTACCAGTTGCAGACGTGCCTTTGTGGGCATGGACTTTATGAGCCTTGTCTTTTCCTTCGCCTTTATCCATTGAGGATTCCGCTTTCGCAACCTCGATCTGCTGTTGGGTATTTATCTCCGATAGCTGCTCCTGATAGTCGAGGTTGTGTTCGTTCTGGATTTCAAGCCTCTGCTCTTCAAGTAGGAGTTCCTGCATCTGCTCGTCGTGTTTCTCCTTCATTATGCGATCCCACTCACGCGGCGTAGCGTGTGGCGACTTTTCGGATGCAGTACGCTTGGATAGGAATCCGTTCTGTACCTCCATTGCAAGGTTGGTCGTCAACTCAGTCTCGTTAAGGTGGACGTAAGGCTTGATGTAGTGGCTAATGCGGGTGTTCATGAAATCGAGCCGCATCTTTACCTCAACACCATATCCGAATTTGAAGATATAGACGATCTTGTTCAGTGCCATCGCGTATTCGTTGCTGTCGGACATTGCCTTGTTGTAGGCAGGAGTGTATAGCATCTTGATAGCAGCAGCAGGCAGGTCTCCGGATTTCAGTTCTGGAGTCTTGACGACGTGGGACTGTTGGAAAATCTTGTCTTCCAGAGCGTCGAGTTCTGTCTTGTATGCACCTGAAGCGTCCTGACGGTTGAGGAATCCGATTTCCCCGTCTTGCGGGAGGAAGAAAATCTTTGAGGCATAGCTCATATCCTTCTTCGTGACCTCCTCAGAGCCTTCGCCCTTGACATACATGATAGGCAGTCCGAAATCGTGGTTGTTCTGGGCAAGTCGTGAGAAAGCCATTTCGTAGTTGTCTATCGTCTCTTGCGAGAACGTCCAGCAGGGGCCGTAGTCGTCACGATGGTATGCGATAGGTATTTCGTCAAATCCATGCTCTTCAGGAGGGCAATCGAGTCTGTAGCCGCTGATACTGAAGAAATCCATGATACTCTTCTTGAACCGTTCGATGGCAGAGGCAGGTTCGCCACCTGCAACGAAGCGGTAGTAGTATGTATCATCCCAGACATCGACATAGCGACGTGAAACCCTTCCGTCTTCTGCATAATTACTATATGTACGTGCAAAGGCATTGATCTTTCCCGTCTTCAGGTCGTAATGCGGATATAGTCTGTCGCCGTTGAGGAATGACAGCACCTTCCATCCGAACTCGCCTTTGTCGAGGAATCCTACAAGTGCGCCGTCGCCAGTAGCCTTGACCGACTTGACGAACTGATACCAAGCGACCTCCATGTTCTTGTCAGCCCAGCCTGCCTTGAACTTGTTGAACACATCAACTGAACCGTCATTCTCTTCATCCGAAAGTTCGAACTGAATGTCGTTGCCAGTGAGGTGTGTGAGTTGGTTGTTGAGGATAATCCACTGATATGCGAATGCGTACCTTGGCACTTCCTCCAGATACCACAGGTTATCAACCGGGTTCTGCCTCCATCTGTCGGGGTAGTATTCACGGTCGTTGATAAGGTGTCCGCAGGGGTCGAGTTCACGGGCGAAGTCTTCCTGAGTCGCTATCTTGCGTCTGAGATAGTCCATCACGGGCGATTCCTCAGAGACATCGTTCCAACGCTCGCCGTGGTCGTAGTGTCCGTCTGGCATGACACGGGTGAAGGGCTTCTTTGTCAGAAGATCCCTTAATGGCAATTTGATTGTTGATGCTTCCATAATCTTTTGTTATTTTAGAAATTTTGTACCCATGAGGGGATGGTTACGGTTCTGCGACTGATCTCGAAGTCTTCTCGCATCATCAGCGACTCCCAGAAGTCAGGCGACCATCCGACAAGGAGTTTCATCTGTTCTTTCTTGATGACGCACCACCCCTTGTCTGCCTTCGATTCATCCTGCCTTGCGCATTTGCGTTCAAGCATCAGAATGTCTCTCAGTTTCATTACCTGTCCCTTCTTACCATTTTTCTTTCCCACCTCAAACCTGCGTTCGAGCAGTTCAGTGCTGAAGCTGACCTCTCCGTCAACGATCTTTTTGGCGAAGAGATACATGCACTGTGATTTCTTGTTGTCATATATGTTCTTGAATTTCTGTTCAACGGCTTCGACATTGTTGAACGGACGGGCGTGCTTGAAGAATCCCTTGAACGTCTGCCCAAGTCCGTTGAGGTCATAGGTAAAGTTCTTCTCCAACACTCCCCATTCTTCAAGTTTGGCTTTGACGGCATGGCATGTACTTATGCTGTCGAGCTTACAAACGAACACATCGGCTACATGCCATCCTATCCAGTGCCAGAGTACGCAGTTGTCGCCTCCAGTGAAAGCAACGTCGCATGTTGCGCGATGTATCTTGTCACCAAGCATCTGAGGATTCTCAAAGCATCGCTGCAAGTGTATCATCTTTATCATGTCGTCGCCCATCGACATGAAGTTCCAGTTGCCCTTCAGGTCTCGCGCCTGCTGTTCCTCTCCCTGCTGTGCCAAACCTCCGACGTAGTTCGGATCGGTCTGAAGCAGTTTCTTGTTGTATTTTAGTTCGGCACGGATAAATGTCACGGACTTCACGAACATCGTCTCTTTCTTGAATCCCATGGCCTCATATTCAGGCTCCCAGAGTTTGTCTATTTCATCACGGCACTGCTCATAAACCTCTTCCGGGGTGTCGCCCCATACAATAGAGTCAACGGTGTCGCCTTTCATATAGCAGTAGCGTATCACGCCGTTGCGTTCTGGTATGGCAAAGCCGTCCTCTCCAATCCACCAGTCGATGAACTTGCGAACCCATGACAGCGGATCCGGATTGCATGTGCCGATGACTCTGTTCTTGATGTGAGCGGCATTTCGGTTACAGGTAATGAGGTATTTGAACTTCTCGAATTCCATCTGAGTGATCTCGTCGATGCCGATATAGCTGTACTGGCGACCCTGAAACCTGTCCTTGAAGTCGTCAAAGGCATCTGCATAGTAGGAAAGCGATAGTTCGGCTTGTGAGTCGAAATACCATGTCTGGTCGTCCTTTGACTTGTTATAGTGACCGAATGGAGAATACAATAGACGGCTGTCACGGATGATATTACTGAGGTCGTCCTTCTCCTTACGGAATATGATGCCGTTGAACAATGGATTGTCGATGTCATACATCGGTTCCATCAGCAGCGTAAAGGTGTTGTGGTTTATCGTGTATGCGTCCGTAAGATAAAGATGGTGTCTTCCAGTTACGGTTATACATCGGCATTCCTTCTTGATCTTGTTCTTTGTTACGAACAGCAGTTTTTTCGTCAGTATGTTTCGGCTTGACGGTGACTTCGGTTTTCCCGCATTTTTATGTGCGCGATCCTTATAGCATTTTTTTATGAATATTTCGCTGTCGTCGGGGCATACGATTACGACCTGCCACCAACCAATGCGTTCGGGGTCGTCCGTAACCTCCGAAGTTTTCGCCCATAGTCCCAGGCTCCGAGCCATATCTGCCACGTCCTCGATAAAATCATGGTACGGCAGGGCAAGATACGGGTGCTTTTTATATGATTGTCCGCTGACGTAGAAAACACCGCGCAGAAAATCCCAACGTGAAGTTACGGATGCAGTCATGTATTCTTTTGGAATACGTGCGGGCTGCTGTTCGCGGCTGTGTGTGATTTTCCGTCTTGCAGAATCTGGAATTCCACGCAGGAAATAATAGCCGTCTTTCTTTTTCGGTTTGTAGCCACAGCAATAGGCGAGTTTCAGGGCAATCGGCAAATAGTCAAACGAAACCCCGCAACGTGAGAAATGCCAGTAGCCCTTTCCGGCGATCACACCGAGAATGAATGGATGGATAGGAAGGTCGATTGGTGAAAGTCCGTTTGTCTCAACCTCTCCACATAGCGGGAATTCTGTGTAGTTGTATTTTCCGCGTCGGAGTGACATCGGGAACTTCGAGTCTATCCTGTAGTTCTCCATGATTTCCCGTGCCGTCATTTCCTTGAAATCACCTGAAGGTACGGATTTTGCCCAGAATCGGTGTTCATCCATACACTGAACGGTCGTGCCGTCATCGAAATGGAAGGTGTAGATGGTGTTCAAACCTTTCTCGAAAATCTGCTTAACCTTCTGTACCCCCTCGTATGGCGTACAGATTTCGTCACCAACTTGGAGGTCGCCCATTTTACGTTTTCCAGATGGCGTGATTACTGGTGTGTCATAGGGGTTGGCTTTGCCACCGCCACGATTGCCTCCAGTAATGAGAATGTCAACACTGGCGTGAAGATCATCCTCTTGTGGCCCAAGTTGTGCGATGAAATTACTTGACTGAATCCTATCCTTTTCACGTTCTCGCAGTTCCTCTACGAACTCGTTTGTAAGGATAGGTTTGCCGTCCTTTGTAAAAAAATCCACATACTTTGTCATTACGCATAAATCTATAAATTTCAACCGCAAAATTATGGATAAATCCAATGATTATAAGGTATTTAACGCTAAAATGTAAAGATTTTAGAATAAAAATGATTTACAAATTTATTAAATTACATATATTTGTCACGAATTTTTACAAAATCAAAAGAATAAGTATGGAGAAGACAAACTTAATTCAAGAGTTCAAGACCCGTGTTGGAGAAGACAATCACGAGTTTATCAGCGACCAAACATTTGAGTCTTTCGCAGACACGTATCTGCCCCGTTTCGCCGAGGATGACAAGATCACCGACGACACATGGAAAGAGCCAGTCATGGCATTGAAGAACTTCGCCGGACAAGCCAAGGCTTCCCGCATGAAGTTCGCTCAGGATTACGAGACTCAGAACAAGGAAAAGCAGAAGCAAGCCATTGCTGATGCTGTCGCAGCAGCCAAAGCCGAATGGGAGAAAACCAACGGCAAGGGTGGTGATGGTAAAGGTGGCGACGGAAAAGGCGACGATAACGGCGGTGGAGAAAACTCCGACGTATCGAAGGCAGTGACGAAAGCCCTTGAAGACTACAACAAGAAGCTGTTCGGTGAGGACGGCAAGAGTGGTCTCATTGGCGGTCAGCTCAACCAGACAGCCGAGTTCATCAAGACCCAGACCAAGAGCCAAGAGCAAGCCAAACTCGCTGAAATTGGCAAGACACTGAAGGAGTTCCTCATTTCCGAGAAGGCTAATGCGAAGAAGCCTTTTGCCATCAATCTTGCCGTGAAGAATATTTGCGGAGGTATCGAGGACGTGGCAAAGGCAGACATCGATCAGCTGAAACTCAATGTGAAAAAGGAGTATGAGAGCATCTACAAGGATGCCTATGGCGACTCTGCAAAACCCTTCGGTGGCGACAGCGCAGGCGGTGAAGGCGAAACCAGTATCGACGAAGAGGTACGCAAGTATCTCGAAGACAAGGCAAAGCTCGACACCGACCTCGAAGAGAAAAAGAAAACCGTGAAGAGCGGACTGAAGTAATTCAGCCGTGCCCGTCACAAAACATGTTAAACAACAAAAAAGTAAAATTATGCTTCAAGGTACATTTAACCAAAGAGTCCAGTTTGATGGACGTATCGGTGGCTATCGCAGAGTATTTGAGGGTCAGGTGAGGCTGCTCGTCGGCGGTTTCAATTTCGACCTGAAGGATCTGCCTGCTCCCGGTAATGTACTTCCGGCAGGCACGCCCGTCTATTGTGACGAGGAAGCCCGCACCATCGTCCCCCTCCGTACCTTCAAGGTGACTCAGGTGGACGGTACGAAAGTACGTGTTGAGAAGTTCTTTGCGGGCACTCGCGTAAAGGTGGGTGAGTCGCTAATTGCCGTTCCCTCAGACCTCGCTACTGCCGCTGCTGCTGCAATGGCTGTGTCTGCGATCGACAACTCTAACGCGAACTACGACGAACTGACGGTGGACGCTGTTCCCGAAGGAATCGCCGCAGGTTCTATTCTGTGTGTGGCAGGCACTGACAAGAAGGCCGTCTGCATTCCCAACGCTCTTACTCCATACGACATCTGTCTCGACGAGAAGGCTGTCGCTGCTGACGGTGAGGGTGCATGGAACTGCATGGACTTCCCAGTTCTGGAGCGTCGTATGCCGCCTATCACTGCTTCAATCAAGAAGGCACTTGCTGATGCAGGCTGTTTCTTCCGTTGGTCTAACCGCAAGTAAAGTTAAGGAGGACTGAATTATGAGAGATTACACACAATACTCAATCAATGACATGCGCCGCTATGTCAGCGCAGAGAATTTCGGTCTGATCCTTGACCGTACCAACGAGAAGTACAACGATGCCATCTGGCGTCGCTATGCCTATTGGGGCAAGCCCTCCGACTCAAAGGAGTGGATTCAGGGTCAGAAAGAGACCCCTATCCTCGTCCGTGCTTCATTGCTGGGTACGCATTCTGCAAAGCCGCAGCGTAACGGTGAGGGTTGGAAATACTACGGCGGTTCCATCCTGAAGATGGGTCACGGTTTCTCAATCGACGAGGACGACCTCTTCAAGATGCGCGACGAGCGTAACATCACGCACACGCCGTTCCCAATCCTGATGACGGACAAGGTAGAGACACGTACCAAGAACATGATCGGTGGTATTCACGCCGAGCTGAACTATGTCACCTTGCAGGCTCTCTCTACAGGTGAGATTCATGAGTTCAGCGTTGACGGCGTGAAGTACGACTACAAGTTCCCCATCGCCAACGACCACTTTATCAGCACTGAGACTGGTAAGGAGTGGTGGAGCGTTGTCAGTGGAAAGATTGTAGCCAACGCCAATGCCGATCCTATTCAGGACATGCTCGATGCTCAGAAGTTCCTTACCCGCGACCTCAACCTTGCCGTTGATCACTGGAAGGTAAGTCTGGAGTTGTTCGATCGTCTGCTCCTGCACCCTTCTGTCATCCACGCCTGTCTCGCACGCGCCAACTTCTTCAATCCTTCGGACGTGAAGCTGAAGCCCGCAGAGATCCTGTCGTACATGCA